CTTGAAGCGCCCATTTCCGCACCGGGAATGGCTGAAATAGAAAATCGTCGCCATCATAGGGGCGACGATTTTGCTAAACTACTTTGGGAAGAATGGGAATGGACCCGAGAAATCGGTTATCCAGATTTTTAAGTTTTATTTTTTATAAACTTCACCCATTGCACTGAAGATTTCGTTTGCAATTTTGTAGTGGTGTGCTGGATGCTCATTGGGATTTTCAATCACTTGAATTAGGTGTTTGATTATCCCTTCTGGATTTCTTTGTGTTGGCTCTATTTTATTAATTAAATCTGTTGGTAGTCTTTGACCCAAAAGTCCTGCAGATTCTCCAGATTGTCCAGTTTTCATAGTTCCTCTTTCACCTCTAACTGGTAAATCTCTCACTGGCTCTTCACCACGCATTTCTGAAATAATTCTTTTGAGTTTTGTATTCACATTCTCATCCATATCTTCTAAACCAATTTTACCATCTGGTCTAGCAATTTCTCTGTAACGAGCTGGTGGTTCTAAAGAATCCATATATTCTCTTTCATCAGCGTCAACAATTTCCTTATCACCGGGTAAAGCAAAACCAGCCTCCACTCTTGCTCTTGCAGCAATCGGAGAAGTCTTTCCTGGCTTGGTTGCTGGCTTACCGCTAGGCATTGCCATATCGGGGGCGGTCATCATTTCGCGTTTCCAACTGACATCTTTAAATCGGGAGACCTCAAACTGATCGGCTCCCAATTCATCATCATCACCTTCGTCTCCCATAACTCCATCTTGTGCATCGACATGAACTGCGTTGGCATCACCAGCAGGAACAACATCGTTTTCCCCACCACGCGTTCTCTTTAAATTTCTTCCTTCACCTCTTGCCATCTTTTCTGCTTTTATCTTTTCATAAGTTTGGGCAGAGGTCATCGAAGCTTCTTCAGGATAATCTGGGTGTACTACAGGAGCTTCACCAGGTCTTACTAAAGCCTTTCCAACTTCCTTAAAGTATTCTTCACTCTTTTCCTTTTGTTCGGAAAGCATCTTACGACCTTTAAAATGGGATTCCATGGCGGCTTGCTTCATGGAATGAATCCAACTGTAATAACCTTTATTGTTCTTCATAAAATTATTTAGATTTGACATATTCTGAAACAATGCTATAATATGGTTATGAGTGACGCAGGAAAAGGGGACTCTTATCGCTCCGTAAATTACAAAATTTATTGTGAAAATTGGGATAAAATTTTTGGATGCCAAAAGAAGATCAAATCAAAAAACTCCAAGAAAAAATCCAAGAACTCCAAAAAGTAAATATTGAACTCACCAAGGCAGGTGGAAAATTGGCCTTGGAAAACATGGATTTAAAAAAGAAACTTGACAAAAAGAAAAGAAAGTGATATAATATAGTCATGCCTAATTCAAAGCAAAGAATCACTAGTCGTAAGCAAAAGCGTCGCCATGAGCGTAAGAAGCGTCGTAGGGCTCGTAGCCTTATGGATGCCAAGGTTGGCACACTCCGAGAGCTTGACCGGATTGGCCAGCTTCCCAAGTCTGTCAAGCAAGAGAGATTGCCCAATGGCTAATGCCACACAGATGCCTCTTGAAGAGGTTCGTAAGAAGTTTGATTCCGTTGATTGTTTCTTCACCTACTATGATGGTGAAAAGTCTACCTTTGATTTCTTTGGCGAGGATGCCAATGGATTTGAGGTAAGAATTTCTCTAGGTGGTTGTCCCGCTTGGATCAAGAACCTTTCATTCGGCATCAAGGATGCACTAAATATTAGTGATGCTTTGACTCGCCATGTTCGGTATCTTTCGGTCACCGACAACCGTGGCAAGGTTCTGTACGAGCAGTTTTTTGATGTTAACTAAAGGAAAACATGAATAATTCAGATTATCACGATTTTAATGAGTGGCAAGATGGCGAAGAGAATGAAGTTCCATTTGAGAAGTATCCTGCACCAAATTTTAAACCCAACACTTGGTTCTTTTACAACAAGGACTTCAAGAAGATGTGGGAGGAAATGCAAAAGAACAAGGGAATGGATGAACTCGCAGAGTATTTGAACATTTCCGAACTTTTGAAGCAGCAAGGTGTTCCAGAACCCAAGAAACCACAAGCCAGAAAGCCTCAGAAGAAAACAACTGTCGTGAACTTCACACAGGATGAATACATGAGATTGATTGAGATACGTGGCTATCTAGCAATTACTGAGCAATTTGCACATGTAAAGGCTCTTGACAAGGTTTTGAATCAAATTAAGTTTATGCCGAATCAAAAGGATTAACATGAGTACATATAAGCCCGGTGAAGGTTATGATAAAGGTTTTACTTGTCGGATGAATGGTGGTGAACTACCCAATCAAGCAATGTTTTCCGTAGATCCATTCTGGAAGGAATACAAGACTGGCTGGGAAGATGCTGATATCAAGATTATCAATGAGGCAAGAGAAAGAAACACTTGCAGCAAACCAAAGTGCTGCAAGAAAAAAAACTTTATTCAGGATTGATAAAAAGCCCCGAAAGGGGCTTTTTTAATCTTCGGCTTTGGTTAATCTTTCCAACCGTTCTTGTGGGGATAAATGTGCTTGTATTTGGGGTCTCAAATCTCTTAAGGCCAAATCTCCATTATGAATCCATGGATCTGCGATGTCACCACCTGGATTGAATCTGTAATCTACTCTTAACATCCGTGTTGGTTCGGCTGAAGAACTACTTGATTTACTAGTTTTGGCCATCTTCATGTATGGTAAACGCATTCCACTACGCGATACTCCATGTGCTGGTGTAGATGCACTTCCAGTAGGACGAAGACCACCCATATCAGCCAACAGTCTTTCAACTGCCGAACCAGATTTTTCAGTTTCTAAATTTAAAACATGCATATGACGCTGTTCAGGATTTACAGCCAAAACTATACCACCTTTTTCTTTTCCTGTAATGTCTAGCAATCCTGTTCGCCAACTTGAAACTGTTTCTCTTGGACCTTTTTGTTCTAATTTTCTATATCCAATACTAGGAATTTTTGTTAGTTCAAAAGATTTTCCTTGTTTTTCCAACATTTTACGCACATTTTCTATTGGTTGGTCTCTTAAAATTTCATCCATTCTTTCGTGAAAATGGGGATCAAAAATATCAACAAGACCATGTGCAACAGAAGCATAACCAGCAACACCTTTTGGAGTTTTTGCTGCTGATAAGTCACTATTAAAACTGCTATATTGATTACCACTTTTTATGCTTTTTACTTCCACAGGAAGCTCTTGGGCATCAGCATTTGTTGCCACGATGTCTTGTCTACCACGACCACCAGGTGAAATGGAAAATTGACGTGGTTTAGAAAGTTTTTCTGCCCAAGGAACATGTTCAAAACCCTGTCGCTTTAAGAAGGCTGCAATTGTTTCTAAAGCAGTAACTTCTGAACCGCGTGTGTTTCCCTTTTTAGTTGTTTCGGGTTCTACCATTGTTGTTTCAAACAATGATTTGATGTCTGTTGATTCCATAAAATTATGAGCAGGATATGAAATCCAATGCATCTCATTCTCACCATTCAATGGATTCAATGACTTGATGGCAACCTTTGTGTTCTTGTTCCTTCTTTGGAAGCGTTGGATGTAATGCTTGTTTTCACCTTCGGGAATATCCTTCCATTGCTTTGCTGCTTTGAACTGAATGAATTCCTCTGGACAGACTTCAAAGACTTCGCAGTTATCGAAATACTTTGGCTGTTTTCTCCGTTGCATTGGCATTCCCAACTTTGGATCATAACCAGCAACACCGGGACCTTGACTGTTTGTAATAGGAGTTCCCAAAGAACCGGGAGCACCACCACCAGCGCCAACGCTCATGTCTTCAAGCAATTCCAAGTAACTCACTTCATTGTTGGTGGCTTGGCAAACAAAGCCTTCCATCATGCAATGGAATTGTTCTTGAGTGATTTCAAATTCCTCAAAGGCTTCGCTGAAATATTGAATGGAAGAAAGGTAGTTTCCAAGTTGTGCCTTTGTCATTCCATAAGGCAATTGGTCGATTATCTTCTTTAGTTTGATGACCAAGTATTCAAAGGCATCGATGCTGCTTTCGGGTTTGAGGATGTTGCCTTGAGCATCGATTACACCTGCAGAATAGGCTGATAATGCCGTATAAGGCCCAGAGAGGGCATCGGCCAACTTATAGAAGTAGAAAGATGGAACTAAATTGCTAGGACGCATCTAAAATATTTAGTTTTCTGTCTGAGACAACTTTCTGTCAACCCTCGGATCACTGTTTAATTTTGAATATCTTACTTCAGGGCTGTCTGGAATGGAAAATTCAAGGAATACGGTGAAAGATTTGAGATATGAGTGAAGTCTTGGTTCCAACTTAAAAAAAAGAATTCGGGCACAATTTTGTTCCCCGAATACATTTCTGAGAATTATGAGATGGTTGATTATCAACCTCTCTCTTATAGACTTCAAGGTTTTGTGTTTATGAATTTTTTGAAGCAATCTTTTGATGTACTTGATGCGTTTCAAGTCATCAATAAATTCATTCTTCCCGGTACATTCGGCGTTAAAATAATATCTCTGACAGAATTCGAGAAAATTTTCTTCTGTCAGAGGTACTATTTTGTCTTGCATCAATAATTCAGTGTTGGCATCCACACCCAGAGTCCGCCATGTCACTATTGTACGAAGAAGAAGCGGAGGGAACAATCATCATTCCAACCTTACGAAGACCGTTTGGCATTCTTTGGACGTTGACGATCAAGTTCAGAGAATGACCGAGTTTTTCCTTGATGCCATCACCTTGCTTGAAGCCCATCTTGTTGACATCATCATATGGATTTTGGCCATAGACGCCAAGTTGGGGGCTTCCATATTGTACTAGTTCATATACATTTTCACCGTCACCGACCTTGCCACTGCATGAGAAGTCAAGGCCAAAGTGATTTAACTTTTGCTTTACGACGCCTGTTAGACCATCTGGATCGATGTAATCCTTGTTGGAGAAGGTGTGAAGAAGGGCATTGATTGCATCGATGGAACGAGGAAGTTTAAGATTGAAAGTTCCCTTGTCGGTGAGGGCAGATGTCTTCATGGCACCTTGAGGATCACCGATGTAAAGACCACCACCGAAAGTATGTTCGGGAGCATTTTCTACAAGAACGTTGATTTTTGAAAGTAATTGTTTGAATTTCATGGCTTCTCTTCTATTTAGATTAATTTTTATCGTTTCGATTCTTGATCAAACCAAAGAGATCAGGATTGTAAATTTTGCCTTTTAAGGTGTCTAAAGCGTATTCGGCAATGTCTTCTGTCAGTTTTTTCCACTTTCCACCCTTGCTCTTGTAGCACTTTGCAGCCCATGCATTGGCATACGCTGAAGGATATACATCAAATTTTTGCTTGGCTTGTGAAATGCAGGAAGACCACTTTTTTGGATCCTTTGCCTTGTTCTTTTTGGCCTCTTCCAAGACCTCTGATTCCTTCAACATGGAGGTTACCGATTGTCTACTCCATGTCTTGCAAGCCCAATAACGAGCTTTCCAACGAGGGCCAGGATTGTCACAATTATGACGAGCGCGGAAATTTCGTCTGCGAGCGGGATCATCTCTCTTGATCTCCATGTTTGGATCACCAAAGTTTACCTTGACAACATTTCCCTTGTCGTTCTTTACATAGACCTTGTACTTCTTGACATCACCACGCATGATCTTGTTGAGCTTTACCTTTTTCTTTTCCTCTTCATGTAGTTCAAGAATTTCATCGAAGTCATTGTATTCTTGTCCCTCCGTGATATCGACAAATCCCATGGTGGTATTTGCCTCAAAGATTTCCTGGAGTTCGCAGCCACGATCATCACTGAATGTGACTTGATACTTTCCATCCTCAACAATTTCAACCATGTCAACATTCAGAAAGTCACCATTCTCGTTTATGATTGTATCGAATGGAAGAAGTTCATGTGCTTCAATGTTGGCAAAGGAAAGTGGAATGACATGGTTTGAATTTTCAACCAAGAAAGTCTCAAAGGCTTCCTTGACCTCAGTGACTCCTGTTTTGACAAAGATTGGTTTCTTGCCCTTTGAGCCTGTGCCTTTTTTGCCACGACCTGATTTCTTCTGTGCTGCACGCTTTCTGCGAACAAAACTTCCAATCTTCTTCTTGCCGAGTTTTTGTGCTTTTTGTTTGCTAAGGCAGGCTGCGTAGGATTCACCCTCTTCGGCATCTCCACACTTTCCGACTCTTTCTCCCTTGGTGTTGTAGCGATCCCAACCAGGACCACCTCCTGCAGATTCTCTGTTGAACCATTTGCCAAGACCAGAATCCGAATAAACTTTTTCAGTAATCAACTTAATTTGTTTGGAGATCATTTCCAACTGCCTTTTTTCTGTGTTTCGCCCTTCTTGTGTCCGTTGTCGGAACGATTGGCGGATTTGTCTCGGACGCGTAGATTATTTATGCTCTTTGAACCACCGTTTCTCAGAGGCTTCTTGTGATCGATGTCCTTGCCATCGCCTTTCTTGGCTCGGCCTTTCTTGATCATAAGTTCGCGGGCTGCAGTTCTGGCTGCACGCTCTTTTCTTTGCTTTGGTTTGCCGTGGTAATTGCGATATTCCTTCTTGTAATCTCTCTCGGCTTCTTCCAAGAAGGTAATAAAAGCCATAAGTCTTTCTGGCTCTTGTTGCAATGTTTCCATGATATTTCCATAAATTTCACGGAGAGGTGTGACATCACCAACTGATTCAAGAAGCATTGAAGAATCTAGTTCAAACAAGGCTTCCTGTGAATCACTGAGTAGTTCGGCCTTGACAAATGCCTTGAGAACAAAGTTATTGGAGAGTGCTTCAATCAAACAATCGTTGACGAGGATGGCACCTTCACCCAAGACTTGATTGGCGATCTTCTCATTGTTGAGAACGGGAATCTTTATTGTCTTCTTGCCGATTGTGAGATAATTGTACTCAACAGCGTTCAGATCCTTGGGACTGAATCCAGGCAGAAGACTTGCGTTCAAGAGGAAATCGTTGTTGTCAACAATATTTCGAACGATCAATTCTAGTGGATTGATTGTCTTTGAATCAACTAGAATATCCTTCAGGGATGGTTTTTCCTTGGCTTCAACAATGGTTCTGAACTTTTTCAGTGTTTCGGCGGATTTTTCTTTGTAACTACCAATGTTTGAAGAATTGATTATGTCCTTTGCTGGCTTGACATCGACATCTGCTTGCTTGGAAATGATGTCAAAATACTCATCTGTGAGTGGAAAGATTCCGTTGATGGTGACCAAGTGATTTGGGGCCATCTTGGGATCAACCAAACCATCACCACGCAAGTTTGCCTTGAGAATTGCTGCAACGATTTGAGAACGAAGAACCGATTTCTCGCTGGACTTGTTGCCCTTCATCAGTCCCTTGCTTGCATCAAGCCACTTGTTTCTGAAGTTTCCAAGTGATGCTAGTGGATTTAGATTTCCATCTTGATCGATGATTGGGCCAATGTCTTGTCCTGCGCCATTCTTCAATTTCATCTTGGACAACTCGGCCTTCAGAGATTCATCTGCCATTATGGTTCCTAGAAGTTCATCAGGAATCAATGTCGTGGCAAACTGAGATGCCTCTTGTTGTCCTGATTGCATAATTTCACCAATGCGTGGATCAGCCTGTGCAACTTGTGGATTGCTGAGTGTCTGCATCAAGGCATTCGCAAGAAGACCCTTGAATGACTTGTTGCTTTGGTCAAATTGCGTGGTTGAGATTGCCATCTCACCACCCGCAGAAACCTTGAACTTGTAGTTTCCACATTCCATGTCAACGGCACCTTCAGAGTTGACCGGGGTTCCACCAGTTTCAATCGTAGAAACAAGATTTTGAATGCATTCATCACCGATCTGAGAAAGAATTTTTCTTGCTGTTTGGAAAGCGGTGCGAGTGAATTCGGTGGCTGTTGGTGCAACAGCAGTATAGGTTTGCAACTCTTGTTCGGAAGCACCAGCCTTCATTTTTGCCAAGAACATCAAGGCATTCAAGACTTGTTGGTTGTATGGAAGGCTGGAGACTGGGCTCAGGGCAAACTTGACAGTCAAAGCCTCATAGCTCATGTTGTCGAAATCAGTATTTGATGGTGGCTTTCTGGTTGCCTTGAAGTATTCTTGTCGCATGTCCAGAGGCATCTGAGCAAGTTGATTGCCGTCCATTTGAGACATGGCTTGGAAGATTTCATCCTTTGATAGACGCTTGGCCTTTGGCTTTGGTTTTTCTTCTCCCTTTGCCTCGGCCTTTCCTTCTTTTCTTCCTTCCTTGGATTCTTCTTTTTTCTGTCCCTTCGGCTTCTCTGCAGATTCTTTTTCCTTCACATTTCCGAACAACAACTGAGAAGCCCGTGTTTGTTGGAATTTTGGATCAGATGTGATCTGCTTGGCTTCTTCCATCGAAAGTGTATCTTTGCTGACTCTTTCGTGGCTTTCCTTGTTGAAGGAATCCTTGAAGATCAATTGAACCCGACCTTCCTTGGTGCGAACTGCAATAACTTCCTTTACGAGTTCCTGCTTGGGCTTTCTTTCACGGGGAATCTGGCGTGATCTTTCGGCACGCTTTCTGGCTGCATCCTTGGTCTTATTGTCAGATGCTGAACCCTTTAGGCGATCCTTTCGGATGGCCTCTCCGGTTTTTGCTGTGGCTTCGTATAATTTTTGTAAAATGTTTAGAAAATGCATCTCAAATTATTTAGCCTTCTGGAGAAATCTCCAGAGGGTTGTACAATTTAAGATGTTTGTAGGTCTTGGCCTTTCCAATAGCCAATTTTCTCAAATTTGCGTAATCTAGGTTGTTTACCTTTGCAAACTCAGAAATGCTGTCAACATTGATTATTTCATTGGTTCTAATATCAACAAAGGTTGCCGATTTTGTGATAGCAATCTTTTTCTTCTTGGGTTTCTTCAGTTTCTTGGCAGCACCCTCGGTTTGCTTTACGGCACGAAGTTCAACCGCTGTCCAACCTTTGTAGGTCTTTCTCTTGCCATTCAAAAGTTCACAAATTTTTACAGGTGTCAATCCATGAATTCTTCCGAATTCACTCATGTTGTCGAAGAATGTCTTTTCTCCCGTGTCAACTCGCTTCAGCCAGTAGCCATTCTTCTCATCGATTGGAGATCTCCACTTCCAGTATCGCCCATCTTGAACAAATACCCCACCGTGGTTTTGAATGAACAGGGCTCGCATCTTTGCGGCCTTTGAATTGTCGTTCATCTGCATCCAAAGTTTTGTCCCTTTGGTGTTGACCTGATCCTCAAGCGTCTTCTGTTCTAGGTACTCCATGATGCTCCCTGTATCGTTTGATTAATTTTGAGAGATGCTTGACATAGTGCAGAGGCTTGCCCTCAAATACCTGTCTCATGCCGTCTTCACACCCTATGATTATGGCAAAGTTTTCGATTATTGTCCCTGTTCTTTCCTGAAACATCAGCGAGTATGCAGTTGCCTGTGCAAAGTAATTGTCAATGTCTGATTCTCTCTTTTCTTTTGTGCTTGCCTTGAAGTCAATGATTGACAACTTTCCATTGTATTCAGCAATACAATCCACTCTTCCAGCAAGTCCAAGCGTGGATGAGAAGAGTGGTTTTTCCAAGGCTACGATGTTGTCTATTTTGTCTATTTCTGGCTTGACCAAGGAAAACAAAGACTTTTGCATCGAATGCATATTATCGAAGTCTATTTCTTCGTTGTTCAAATAGTCTTCAAGAAGTTTATGAAACTTTGTTCCCCGTGAAGTTACACGCTTGCTTTCCTCTGGATTCTTGTTTCTCCATTCGCTAAAGAATTTTTGTTTTTCCCAACCGACAACCGTAGTCACGCTTGGAAAAATTCCTGCTGGAGTCTTGTAGAAACGAGATCCGTCTTGATAGACTTCCTCTAGTTTATATGTAATATCTAATGGTTTATGTGTAAATATTTTATTGGTCACTTTAGACAACTTTATGTAATTATAACACAGAATGTAAATTAGGCAATTCTATAATACTTAGAATACTTTCCAAGGGCGTCTGCGGCGAGACCAAGATCCAATCTTGCTACTTGTCCTTCAGGACCCTTCATCGCACCCCCACCTTCTCTTCCAGTATCAAAGAATGGAATATTTCCTCGACCTGGTTTTTTGGGTGGTGTTCTTTGAGGACTTGGTGGTTTGGGGGGTGATGGAACTACTTTAGGTGGTACATTAGGTGGTCCACCTGCAGCGGCTGCTGCAGCAACAGCAGCAGCCTGTGTTACTGTTGTATCGGTAACCTGAGAAGGAATCTGTTCAGGAACCTTAGCTGGAATTTGATCAGTGGCCTTTATTGTAGTTTCATCTTTGGTGGCTGGAACTCTAGCTTCTTGTTCTGCTTTGGTTTCTTCTTTTGCTTTTGTAGCCGTTGGTTCGGGTGCCTTTTCTTGACCTTTAGTTTCTGGTGCAGTAGATGGTGCGACAGCGGATGGAGCGCTTGGGGTTGTAACAGGGGCTGTTGGAAGACCACCGCCTCTTGGGGCTGGGGTGGCTGGCTTTGCTGGCGATCTGCTTGGTGCTGCTGGAACTTCAACAGCGGGTTTTGCTGTTGTTATTGTTGGTTCTGGAGCCGCTTCACCAGTCATTCGTGCAACCATTGCTGGAACAGATGGAATTTCAGCAGGTAATGGTGCTCTTACACCAGCCTCAACTGCTGGTAGAGTTGCAGCAACACCAACTGCTTTTGCTGGACTTGGTGCTGCTGATGGTTTTGGAGAAGTTCCAACAGAAACAGATGGTGGTGGTGAAACTTCACCCGGTATTGGATAATCGACCAATTCAATTTTTGGTTCACCAAACATTCCTTTTCCAACACGTACTCTTGGTTTTACGGTTGCTGTTAAAGGAATGTCCTGTTCTGCTGTGGGTGCTCTATCGGGTCTCCATTGTGGTGGTTTTCCAAATTCAGCACCCACTTCTGGTTTTGGTTGTGACAATCTTCTAGCCTCAGCAGATCTGCGGATATACGCAAGAGGATCTGTTACCATGTCTTTGATGTCGGCTAAGGTTAGAATAGCCCCACTTGTCTTGGCTGGTTTTGGAGATACTTCGGGTTTGGCTTCAACTGCTGGTGCTTTTGTTGGTTTTGGAGAAACTTCTGGTTCTGGTGCACCAGCAGGTCTGCCTGAGAATGTTCCACGAACTCTTCCCGCAGCACCCACAGTTCCAAACGCACCTTGGCCTACTGCAAATCCGGGAGCACCATAGACCAATCCAGGTACAAGTTTTCCGATTGTTTCTTGCCAAGTAGTTACTTTTTGTCCTTTTTCCGCAGCTTCTCTTTCTGCTGCAATTCCCTTTCCAACTTCGTAACCCCCATAACCAAGAAGAGCAACATCTGGAGCGGCTTTCGCTGCTGTTGCTGCAACAGTCGCAGCAGTTTTTGCAGCAGTACCTGCACCAGCCTTTGCAGCCGCAGCCTCAAGTGATTTTACAACTGGTGTTAAAGCCAACTGACCTGCTTTTCTTGCCACACCAAATGGAATTGCCATCCCAAGAGCTGTTTTTATTGACTCTGGATCTTTTGCTGCTTCAGCAGTCTTTGTTACAAATTTTTGCCATTCACTTTGATCTTTAAAAGCCTTGTGTGCTGGTGTCACGACTTTCATATAGTCTGCGACGTTTCCACCTTCGGGTGTTGGTCCTTGAAGCATCGATTGTCTTGCTTCAACATCTTCCATGTCGGGCAAGAAACCTTGATGTTCGATTCTTCCAGTCTTTCCTTTTGTCAATACCAATGGACTTGTAAGACTTCCTGTTAATTTTACATATTCTTGTTCGGGAACCAAATCAGAAAGTTCTGGCTTATCCATCAAAACTCTGAGAAGTGCTTGTTGTTTTACTGAAGGATCTTCACGATCATACTTTCCAGTGATTTTTTCTTGTTCTGCGGCAACAAGCATTGATTGTTTTCTTATGTCTTTGTCAAATTCTTCTCGCTTTTTTGCTTCTTTTTCTTGTGCTTCTTTCGAAGGAATGCCCATTCCAATTCTTTGTGCCTCTTGAGTTTGTGCTGCAATTACATCTTTTCCTCTTGAAACACGATCATCTTCCATCAAAGACAATTGATTCTCAAGAAGAGCAATCTTCTTTTGCAAATCCAATACCTTGTTTCTGTAAAGTTCTGTTAGTTGATCCATATCAAAGCCTGTATGTTTGTGGTCCAGCAGATCTAGACATTCTATTTATTCTTGGATTGTTGGTTGGTCCAAGCAATCTTGAAATAGTTTGACCTACTACTGCACTATTTGCCATGCCTTGCGCAACCCCTGAAACAAATCCTGGTTGTGCTTGAATTGCAGAAATCTCTCGTTGGACGGTTCCACGACGATCTGCATTGAATTGATCAAGTGCAATCTGAGCTTGATCTACTCTGCGATCTGCTGCACCCATGGCGGAAGCATTTTGAGCATTGATGTCTCGGTAAGTTCTGTTGAAGTCAACGGTAGTTTGATCCAATGCTCTTGCTTCCGGTGAAACACGGAAGGCTGCTCTATTGCTGGCTGCACGAACAAGCATGGAAGAATCTTCAGCATTCAATGGATTGTAATCTCTTCCATATTGCTGCTTGAACTGTCCATAAGTCATGTTTGTACCTTGAATGCGAGTCCCTTGCATCTTTTGGTATCTTTCAGCAGCAAGTTTTGCATCATAATCGGCTTGTTCTGCTGCCTTGGCATCAGCCTCTTGCTTGCCCATTCGTTGTGTTTGGCCTACAAGATCTTGTTGTGAACGACCAATTGTTCTTGCCATGATTCCTTGGGCAACTGCGGTTCCTCTGTTGCTTCCATCGGGCATCGGTCCTTGGCCAGCAGATGCTGCGGCACCACCTTCCAACTCACTTTGAATTTTTCCACTCAAACCTGCACTAGCAACACTTCCACTTGTCATGCTCTTGAACAAACTTAGTTCTGCTGCTTCAGATGATGTCAACGATGCTGGATCCTTTGCGGCTAATTCTTCCATTCTTCCAGACATGTACTTTGCTTGCTTGGTTTCTCTGAAATCGCGCAACTTTGCTCTGTTTGCTGGATTGTCCAATGGTAGTGTTGGATTGTCAGGATCCATTTCAAGTTGGTTGCTTACATTACCACCTGTTGGTGTAGGTCCTTGAAGTGCATCACCTTGACCCTGATTAAATTCAGCGGCTTCATCTTCGCGTCTACGTCTGTTGCTTGCTGCGCGATTTGCTGCTCGTCTTTCCTCTGCAGCTTGTGCTTCGGCTCTGTTTCTTGCGTATGCCTCTGGATTTCTTTGTGCCCAGGTTGGTCTTTGTGCACCAGCATCACCACCAAACCCAACAGCCTCACGACGTTCATTCAATTGAAATGGATTGCTGATGTTGTTTTTGCTGTAGGCAGGAGAATTATTTGCATAGCCATTTTCACTTTTGCTGATTGCAGACAATTGAGAATTGACATTGTTGACTGCCGAAGATTTTGCATCAAAACCAGATTGCTTGTAAAGTTTGTTTTGTTCTAAAATTTGCTTTACGCTGTCTACAACCTTAAACTTTTGATTTGAAGGTGTAGCAATCTCCGGATTTTTGTTCATGAAATCCTTGACTTCCCAATAAAATTGTCTATCTTGTTTATTATCCATGGCTGTAAAATATTTAGATTTTCATAAATACTTAAAAGGTATGACTAAGCAGGTTCTCTTGCTCAATCAGGATAATACACCGCTTAATATCATTACCGTTGGAAAAGCCTTCAAACTCATCACAAAAGATAAGGTCTGGGTCGATGAAACCAACCCTGAATATTATGAGGTTGCTTCGGTATCAAAAATTGTAAAGATCCCTAAAATTTTGATTCTGAAGTATTATGTAAAATTGCCATTCAAGCGTGTGGTGGCAAACCGAAAAAACGTATTCCGCAGAGACAGTTATACTTGCCAATACTGTGGCATTGATCTTTGTGACAAGACTGCCACCATCGACCACATTGTTCCGCGTTCAAAGGGTGGAGCATCAACATGGGTCAACATGGTAGCATCATGCAAAGATTGTAATCTTACAAAGGGCAACAGAACACCCAAGGAAGCAAAGATGCCATTGAGAAACAAACCAAAGGAGCCTTCCTATGGATTCCTTTTTGATCACATGCTAATTACTTTTAGGAAAGACAAACATGCCTAATTATTCATTTGAATGTGGAGCCTGCAAACACGAATTTGATGTTTTCCTCAAGATGAGCGAGAACGACCAACCCACCAAGGAAAAGTGCCCAAACTGTGGGAAGAAAAAAGTCACCAAAAATTGGGGTGTACAACGAAACTCAATTGCCTTTGATTCCACCTTGACTCCCACCAAAGTTTGTGGAAGTGCATGGAATGAAGTAATTTCAAGAATCAAGGGATCTGGTCAGGTTCCAAAGAGATTCCACGACCGACTTGACAATGCTGGCAAGGGTTCAGCCGTTCGCTACGTTCGTTAAATTTTCGTAGCCAGCAAAGATTTCAAAATATAATAACTGTCTACGATATCCGTTACCGGATTCGTCAAACTTCGCTGATTGAAGGTGAACACTAGGTCTGTGTTTGTCTCCTGGCAGAAGGCTTTGTACATTGCCTCTTTATCAGCGTTACCTTTGCCTGTGGCGAGTTTCTTTGCCTTGGACGGCTCTATGACCGTCACGGGAATGCCAGCCTTATAGAGCTTATGCTTGAATATTCCCATGTTCTCGGCTAGGTTGAAAACTTTGCCCTTTGAGCCAAAAGAATACCCCTCAATTGCAACATCAGAAGCCCCCAAACACAAATTTATAGACCAATCAGAAATACTGTCAAAACGGTCAACATCGGCCACATAATCTTGAAAACTTTCTCCAGTAATATTTGGCAAAATTTTATCAGCAAATTTTTTAGTGTTGGTGAGGTAATAAAAGAAGCAGTTGTTGAAATTAAATTCTCTGCGTTCGTCAAAGAGACACAGACACGGACAAGTTATTGAATAGTCAACACCTACTAACATATGGAACATGAATATTTATACCTCGCTCGGAAGATGTGGTTCTTAGTTCGTTGATGCTGTTGCTTCGAACCAACAAGATCGAACGTGAACTCCACATCTCCCGGCAAAAATATTTAGAAATAAAAAACCCGGTTTTTCAGATGCGGGAAAACCGGGAAACCCCACTGCTTTAAGCAGCCATCCGCATTGGTGCGGCTTTTATATTTGCAACTGTTTATTTACGACACTTGTTACCCGTGTCGGGTATCTCCTTCTTCAATACTCTGCACTGATCGATGCCTGTCGGACCCGTGAATGGATCCGGGGAGATTCGAACTCCCGTGTCATATGCATTTCTATCCGATATCAACAATACCAAAAGCGCGACGAGGGGCCTGCACCCATGCTCAACCAATGCTTGCAAGTCAATGGTCCTAGTCAGCATCACACACTGAACCGCGCATAAAATTATTTAGTTGGTTCTATATCGTAATAATAATTGTCATCATCACTTACGATCCATCTATCGCTTTTGTTCTCGCATCTGTATTCTTCAGTGTCAACTTTGTAATCTGGCTTTTCGGGAAATGGCTTTGTAGTGAAAGACATCTCTTTCCAAAATATTCTGTTGTTTGGCTGGAGTGCATAATTCCCATTGTCCAATTCAATCATATGCAAACATTTGTATTGAGTTGGTTCATTGCTGTATGGATTGTCATACCAATCAAAAGTCATCATGTACTTCCCCCAACAATGACTTTTATCTTTGAATATTACCTTTGCCCTTGAACCTTTTAAAAAATTATATTGTGTTACCGTAACATTCTCGGAAAAGCAATCCCACAATTGTAGAACATCCAAAGGATCAGATGGACCCTCTTTGCTGCAAAGCATATGAACGGGAATCCTGCTTCTTACAGTTCCATTGTCAAGCATTGCAGTAAACAGCAATGCTTTGCCTGAACTGGATTGAGCACCAAACACCGCAACCTTTTCATATTCAAAGAAGTGATCTTTATTTTGATAAAGATGCTCCTTTCTCAATAAACAATAAAAATGTGGAATATTGATATTGTACATAATGCGAGCAGAGAGATTCGAACTCCCGTAGGCATTAGCCAGCACATTTACAGTGTGCCCTCGTTGACCGCTTGAGTATACTCGCTACAAATTATTTTTTTCTTCTACTCGCTCTTCCATTACCTTTATTTTTATT